AAAAAAGATCTCTATCTTCTTCATAGCCTCCGGATCCTCTGTCCACACCGACCATGCGAGCACCAAAATGGGCAACGTAAGTATCGCAAGTACGATCTCGTCCTTGTAGTCGTTTTGCCGGGCTTCTAAAAGTTTGCCCTGGTAAGTTTCCTCACCTCGAGCCATACGCTCTGCATGCATAAGCCGTGCGTCAGACATAGCCATCTTTGTTTTTTGTCTGTTTGCATAAAGTTTACTTCCAGCTTGTAATGCTATTTTTGCTAATCCGAACCAAGCCATATTATGTCCAAGTTACGGGTTTTTGTTGTCTAGCAAAAAGTTTTTTCATAGACTGTTTATCTTTTATGTCACCACTTTTTTTAACCGGTTTATTATTTCTATTTACATCCGGTGTAGAAATCACTTTTGATTTTCCTAACGGTGCATAACCTTTTCCTGTTGTCATTTGCCTCCTTTTGGTTTCATTCTAGCTAATTTTTCTCTTGATTCGTTAGCCATTTCTTGTTTTTCAATTGAAGTATCAGCTCTAAGTTCAGCCAACTCTTCGTTTTGATCTATTTTAGTTTCTTGAATATCTTGATTCATCATTGCCTTCATATTTTCTAAATTCAATCTTTGTTCAGCTTCTTTTCGTTTTGCTTCATTATCCATTGCTCTAATATCAAGTTCTCTTGCTCTTAATTTAGCAATTGGATCATGATCAAATTGTGATGTAACTTTTTTCTCTTCCTTCATAAAGTCTTCCATCATTTCAGCAATCAATACTGCTTTTCTAGCTTCAATCCTTTGTTGAGTCAACTGCATTTGCTGTTGAATTTGTGGATTTTGTTGCATTGCTTGTGGATTTTGTTGCATTTGCATTTGTACTTGCTTTAATTGTTGTAACTCTTCTCTAAATTCAAGCTCTATTTGTTCTTGAGCCATTAAACTAATGTGCTCTAAACAGTTTTTCTCTAAAGCAGCGCTAACCATAGGTGCATTTCTTGCTACATTAGTAGCTAGAAAATTTAAGTGAGCTGTAATGTGTGCTCTATGATCTTGAGCTGGAAATGCTCTAAAAGGAGCTCCTGCTAAAGCATCAATATGCTCTAATGCTGGATCTTTTGGAACCATTTGTGGTTTTGGTTTTAAAATAAGATCAACATCTTTTACACCCAACGCCTCATACATATTTCGATACACTTCATATTGATTGTGCATTCTTGGATTTGAGGCCGCCAGCTGCAACTCTGTTTGTGCGAGAGAGATTCTCTGAGTTTGAGAGAAGATATTAGGGTCTGCAACTGGCAGAATATCTACGCGGCTGTCAAAATCAGTTTGCATAATCTGCCTCTGACCTCCAACAACATCGTACGGATATACGGGTGGTAGATATAGCTTGAAAACTCTTGCCATTAAATTGAATTCTTTTTTCATTGCGGCATACAATCTTTTATGTATGGCCGACATGGTTCTACTTCCTCTTTCTAACAAGGCTACGGTCGTGCCCACAGCTGCTTGTTGATTACCCTCACCTACTTGCAGATCCGCTATTGATGCGAATCGTTGTCCTGCTTGTACCACGACGCCCATTAATGCTAATAGTGTTTGAGATGGCTCTTTAAACGGAAGCATCATAAATGCATCTTTTAAATTTCCGCCTGGAGCATCTACATCTCTAAATTCCCCTGGTTGTATTGATTGTGCTTCGTCTCTCATCTTAATCCCACGCATTTTGAATCCAGCGGGTAAATTAGACAAGGTACCAGCATCAAGAAGTTGTCTTAAAGCTGCTGTTGCAGTTCTAGATAATCCACCAATCATGTGAATTAAACCAAAACCATAAAAACCAAGTCCTGGTAAAAACTTAAAGTGTACAAAGTAGTCTATTTTCTTTTTTATCGGATCTTTAAGATCATAGTTTCTTCTAATCGATAAAATTTTTCGTGTTCCTTCTTCAATGGTTACAATATAAGGAAGTTTAATTCCTGTTGGTTCTCCATCTTGTCCAGCGTCTTCAAAACCTTCTAAATCTACATTTACGTGACATTCTAAAATTGTATAAACACGATCATCTCGTCCTCTGGACATTCCTTCTAATTTTCTTTCTTTTTGTTCTGCTTCAGTTTCCTGTAAATATGATGGATTAACTTCTATGTCTCTATAGAAACCACCCACTTGTTGTTTTCTTAATTCATTTTCACTCATACGAACAATATGAATGATTGATTCACAATCTTCTAAAGAAGTTGCTGTATAAGGAACAACTAGGTCATCTGCAGGAACAAATTTAGAAACTGCTCTTTGCATTAACGCATCATAATAAACTTTTTTAAAAGCGGAACCTGCTAAGGGTAAATAAAATAACATTTGATCAAATTCTGCTTCGTATTCTTTCATACGATCCATAATTTGATAATTCATAAAGTCTTTAACTCTATTTGCTTGTTGTTCTTTAGTTGGATCAATTCTACCAATGATCTGAGTTCTAACAGGACCACCAGAGGGTAATAATTCTTTATAAGCTAATGATTGAAATTGTGTAACAGCTTCTGCTAATACAGGGTGAGTTGCACCTGATGCACCTTTAAAAGGTTCTGATCTGTCATCGTAATTAAATCCTAAAAGATCTAATCCTGAAATGTAGGTTCGTTCCCAATCTTTTCTAGAGGTTTTGTAATCTGTATAATCACTATATAGTTTATGACCTAAAGGATCTAAAACTGAGTCTGGTAATAGTTCTGCTAAATTAGCAAAATGGTCTTTTGTATCCCCTGGATTAACCATATTAGGATCAAAGCTAACATCTACACTTCCATCTTCATTCTGTTGAATTTCAGGCGGTTGCATAGTTTCTTGCATAGCCTGCTGTTGCTGTTGTTCCTGAACTTCTTTTGGACTAGGTAATTTTACTGTTTGCTTTACATTAGGTAAAGCTTTATCTATCTCTGCCATTTAAAACTCTCCGTTCATTATCTACCATAATATTTTAAATAATCCAAGCCTCTATACTGAGGTCCTCTTGGAGGGGCTACAGTTCTTGTTAAACTGGCTAGGCCGCCGTTTGAAGCTGCAAATGCATCTATTTCAGGCATGGGCATATTAGATCTTCTTTCAAATTCTTCAGCTCTTTTTTTACGTTGGTTTAAAATAAATTGATCTCCTTCAGCATCAATTTTTTGTAACTCTTCAGACAAAATAGGTAATTTAGTTGAAATGTCCATAACATCTGTAATATCAGGAGTCTTTGCAGAAACATATGCATTAAGCATTCCTTTTCCATATTTATCTTCTATAAATTTTCTTTTTTCTCTTTCCCTAAAAATACCACCAGCCATTACAACATCTGCAAGTGCTTCTGGAACAGACGAACCTGATTTTAAATCACTTAATACAAAACCAGCTTCTAGTGGCACGGCTAAAGGAGCTAATACCTTGCCTGCTATTTTACCTGCAGTTTTTATACCTTTCCAAATTGGTTTTCTTGCTTTGTATGCTCCAACTGCTCCAGCTCCGGCTGCCATCTCTGGTAATACGCTGTCCGCTTGTTGAACCCCTGTGTCTGCTGCAGCAATAGCTGGAACACTTAATGCAGCAGCCGCTATAGCACCGGGTTTACCAAATTTTTTTAAACGTGCTATATTTTTAGGATTAGTTATAAATTCTTTTAATGTTCTAGTTTTTTTACCAACATCAATTGAGTATCCTATTTCATTATAGGATTTATTAAAGTCTAAGCCCTTTTTTGTTAATTCATTAATTCTATTTTTTCCATAAATTTTTTCGGGAGATTGAAGAGAAAACTTAGGAACATCTATATCTTTTAATTTAGGGTTATTTTTTAAAAAAGTTTTTCTATATTTATTATAATCTTTAATGACATCAGATTTATTTTCTGTCTGCATTCTGTTGTTAAATTTTTCAAATTGTCTTACAAAATTTGCGTATTGAGCAGTGTTTAATTTACCTTCCATTATATTTATGAATTGAGAATAAGGAGCTAATCCTTTTACTCTTGCTCCTGTTTTAATACCTATGATTTCATTTACATTAAAACCACTAGAACCTTTTACAGTTGGATTAAAAGTAGGAATGCCTTCTCTATTTAAAATTCTTCTGGCTTCTCTTTTCATTGTTTCTAAATTAGTTTTGCCAAAATATTCAGAGCCAAGTTCATTTGTAATAATATTTTGTGCTTCTTTGTATGCTGTAAGTTGATATGGATTTCCGAAAGGAGCTTTTTCAATTTGTTTAAATATTTTTTTAGCAAGAGATTTATTAACAGGTAAATCTACATCAACGTTTGCAAATTTTTTTCCATTTAAATGTTGTGCTAATCTAAAAGTAATATTAGCAGCTTGGTTTTTCCCAATACCTTTTGCTGCTAAAACTTCATCAGGAATAAATTCTCCTTTTTTAATATATTTTCTTAATGTTGGATCATTATAAAATTTTTTCATGTTCGCAACAGTTTCTTGGGTTATTCCATATTTAGATCCTTTACGTAAAAAATATTCTTTCATTGTTTCTAATTCTGTTTTATTTGGATTTTTAATAATCCATGTCGGTTGACCTTGTCCCAAATCTACTTTTTTTAAATCAAGTTGTTTTATTAAAACATTGTCTACAAAATCTTTACTTTTTAAATTTCTTCTCTCAGCACTAGGTGTTCTTGTCATAATCTCTTGTATTCTTTGTCTTAAGCCACCTAACGGTCTTCTTTTTCCAGTTTCAGGATGAGTTACAATTCTTTCTGGTAGTCCAACCTTTTCTCCTAATTGAGATAAATTAATATAACCTTTTGGTATACCACCATTGGCAAATCTAACTCTGCCACCCTCATCAAACCCCATTTCTTTTTCAATATACATCTGGGTTCGAGGTTCAAAGTATTCTTGAACTTGTTTATAATCTTGATACTGATCTTCTATAGGTCTTGGGGGTTTACGTCTTGGTAAAACATTTCCATAAAGATCTTCAATACGATCTATATACGCTAAAATATCCATTACAGTTTTAATACTCCAGCAAGGCCACCTTTGGCAAAGTCATCAGCTTCCATCTCTGCTCTACCTAAAGCAAGTTCATCTGCTTCTCTTTTTTTCCCTACAATTTTCTTATCTAGGTTTTTACCCGTTGCATATCTTTCAATTTCACTAAAGTCAGATGCATGGTCTCCATATTTTTCAACTACAGACTCTTCATATTTTACACTCTCCGCATCTCCCGTAAATTCTGCTTCTTCCACGTCAAACTCATCTTTTGTTTTAGTTCCTTTTTTTCCTTTTGTAGGCTCAATCCATTCTCCTTTTTTTAAAGTAAGTCTTGTGGGTTGGCCGTGTCTTCCGTCAGCCCATCCATGTTTACCAACTCCAATATCAACTATAGTATTTCCTGTATTTAGATCTTGTTCTACGATAACTTTAGTTTTACTTCCAGGAAGTTCTATTTGTTTAACAACTTGTCTTTCAACCGTTCCTCCTATGTCTTCTCCTTCTTTAAGAACTTTGTTAACTAATGAAGGAAACCATGCTGGCATTCCTGCTGCATTAGATTTTTCAACTGCTGTCATAACTTTCGCTGCTGGTTTTGCTAATTTAAAATATTTTCCTAGAATTGGAA